AATACTTCTTTCCCTTCCTCAAAGCCTTCATTTTTGGCCTTGATATAATTAACCTGGTGTAGGCTTATTAGCTCTACACCGATTTTAACTGGAACCTGGGCAAGTATAGGCTTCAAGTTAATAATAATTTCCCTCCATATTAGAGGGAACTTTGACCAAAGCGAACCCTTGGCCAAGGCGTTTAATTTTCTTTTAGTTAGCTTCATTCTTTTATCCCTTCACAAGTGTCTTTATAAAATTGGTCTAACCCTCCGTCATAATACTTGCGGATAGCCTGCATTAACTCTTCACGGCTTAAAGATTCTATCTCCTCTTGATCTGCATCATCAGGGAAGCAGTCTAAAAGCCATTCTTTCATATATTTTTCCATTATTTTTCCCTTTAATTTTGTATTGTATTCTCAAGGCTAAACGCTATCTTTTTACCTTCTTTTGTGTATCCAAACGCATTGCATCCCCTGATAGGCGGAGATATAGACATAACGTTATCTATTTCTAGACCGTTATCGTCAGACCTTGCAAAACTACCGCCTATAGGGTAGTTGTCTATCTGCCAATATCCGTGCTTTGGTTTTAATCTCATTTGTTCGCCTTTTTTTTTATAGGGACTAGTGTCCCCTGGGTTTTAGTCTTTAAAGTAGGGAATATCATAAAATTTTAACTGACTATCTGGGACAGTTTCATAATCCATAAATCTAAAATCTTCTTCTGATACGTGCATTAATTCCTTGCTCATACGCTCCGCAGTGTTAAAACCACTAGAACCCCAAAGTTCGGTAGTCTCCTTACCTAATTGATTGGTAGGGATTATATAATACTCATAGGACTGACAGAAATGCTCATTCAGGCTCATTGCAGCTTCACCTTGAATCAATGTGTATTCTGCACTGTTTAACGCTCCCAGCATCGCCATCTCTTTAACGGTAGCTTTACTCATCTTGATAACTCCTATCTTGTGTTCGTTTGTTCGGGTCCTACTCACTTTTTAGCTACCTGCGAACTTATCATTCAGGCGTTAATCAAGTTTTCTATACCCTATACCTTTACTATACTAGACGCTATATTTTATATCAAGAGAAAAGAATCATTTGCGTTAAAATATATTATGAGTTATACTCAGAGTATATTATGGAGAGGATTTTATGGAATTGAGAGAATATCTATTTAGAGAAAGAAAGTCGGTAACTGGGTTTGCTAAAGAATTGTTTGTTAGTAGAAATCACATGTCACAGGTCACGCTTGGCAAGCTTAAACCCTCAATACGATTAGCCAGGGACATTGAGAGAATCACGGAAGGAAAGGTGACTATTGCTGATCTGCTACCTGTGGAGGAATGATCTTGCCTAGGCAGATATTGCGTTCTATTATGTCTAGACGCTGATGAAGCTCTAAATACGCTTTTGCTAACTGTCCGTGACGAGCAAAGAGAGCTTTACGGACTTTGTCGCTTGATTCTTTTACTTGACGTAGTTCATCCTTAAGCCTTAAAACTTCATCATTTTCAAAAAAATCTAATTGTATCATTTTTAAAACCTTTACCGTAAATTCCTAAATAGCATATGTGCAAACGTTTATAAAATCAAGGTTTTAATAGTGGTTTATTTACTGTTTGGTTAGTATTGAAATAAAAAGGTTTTATTATGGATGAGAAGCCGAAAAGAACACCTACAAAAAGATTGAGAGTTAAAAGAAAAGAGAACTTTGACCAGGGAGCACCAAAGACCTATGATGATAATTTGATTATGGAACAAATGCTAGATTGGGCGAAGAAAGAAGATTCCATTAACATCTGCGGATTCTGTGTTAAATATGGCTATACTCCGCAGCTGATTTGGCGTTTAGAACAATCTAACGCTTCTTTTGATATTGCATACAATTTAGTTAAGATGCAGCTATCTGAGAGGCGTGAGAGGCTCACAAATGAGAATAAGCTTAACTATGGAAGTTATAACAGATATCAGAAGATGCTGGACCCTTTCCTTAGCTCTCATGAAGACAAAGAGAAAGATCAGGATGCAGAAAGAAAGAAAGGTATTGTTCAGGCAGAAGGTCAGAACCTTGCAGATCTTGCTAAATTGATTGCAGAAGGGAAGCTGTCGCAGGAATGAACCCTTTGTTATCTCCTTTATGGAGACTAAACAATCTATATAGAATCATAGATAAGAACTCTAACTCTATCCCTTTCCGATTGAATGGAGTGCAGGACTTCTTATTAAAGAACCTGCATAACAGAAACTTGGTACTAAAAGCCAGGCAAGTTGGTCTTAGCACTATGAGCGTTCTATATATGCTAGACAAGACAATCTTTAACCACAATCTAGCCTGTGGAATAGTAAGCTATAGCCTTGAGCATGCACAGCATATCTTTAAAAAGATCATAGGTCACGCACTAGACACCTTCCTCCCTGAACTTAAAGGAAGCCTGAACATAGTCCAACGTTCAGCTAGGGAGATAACTTTTAGCAATGGAAGCAGTCTAAGGGTAGATACTACCTTAAGGGGAGGAAGCTATCCACTCATTCTAGTATCCGAGTATGGAAAGACATGTGCCCGTAACCCACAGAAAGCTGAAGAAGTGATAACAGGTTCCCTTCAATCTGTCCCTATTGACGGTCAAGTAATCATAGAAAGCACAGGTGAAGGCAATGAAGGCTTCTTTGCCGAGTTAGTCATGGAAGCTAGCAGGCGAGGCAATGAAGGCCTAACTGCATTAGACTATAAGTTATTTTTCTTCCCTTGGCTGGATGAACCTTCCTACCAACTAGAGGAAAAGATAGACTATGATGTCCATATGTCGGACTACTTTAAACAGATAGAAAGCGATACTGGAAGAGTTATTACTCCGCATCAGAGAAGCTGGTACACGCTGCAAGATAAACTGCTAGGCGATAAGGTAAAACAGGAATTCCCTTCCACAGTTTCGGAAGCTTTTTTATCCAGTTCTGACGCCTACTACTTCGCTGAAAAGATAGAGTTAGCTCACAAAGATAATCGCTGCCTACACTCCAATATATACGATTCTTTATTACCACTTTATGTCAGTATGGATATCGGCCTAAACGATTTAACAGTAATTTTATTTTTTCAAATTGCCCACGGTGAAGTTAGGGTTATTGATTATTATGAAGATAAGAATAAGGATGTACAATTCTATGCTAAATTTCTTCTACAGGATAAAAAGTATCTATATCATACTATTTTCCTTCCTCATGATAGTGTTAAGCGCGATCCTTTGGATATTTCTAATAGTTATGAGCGTGATTTCCGTAGGCATTTTTCAGGTACTAACACAAGGTTTCACGTCCTTAAGCGTATGGATAAGCAATTGTCTATCTCCCATGCAAAAGTGATGCTAGACAGGTGTGTCTTCAATATGAATAGGGTTAAGCCTTTTCTGGATCAGCTAGGAAAATATCGTAAGCGATGGAATGAAAGCCTTGGAAAATATATGGAAGAACCCTATCATAATGAAGCTTCAAATTATGCCGACTGCTTCCAGTATATGAGTCAGGGAGTAGCACATTTGGAGACTACTCTATCGCTGAAGGGGGCAATAGAGAAGCATAAGGCAATAACCCAGGTAAGACACAAAAGGATTGTATAAGATGATAGATAGATCTGATCCCGAAGATATAGCTGGTCATATCATAATGAAGGTTGCGGATATAATTGAGGATTTAGTAGGTGATAAAATAACAGAAATGGAAAGAAAAGGCATCTTTCTAGCCCATTCTGCTCTGTTATGTGGACATGTTGCAAGCGTACAAAGTGATAAGAGAGCTGCAAAACTAAGGAATTTAATTATTAATTTTATGAAAGAAGACTATAAAAATGACTAAAGATAAAGAAATAGAACTAATAGCTAAAAATATAGTTTTTAAAGTTAAAGACATGATTCTTGATACCGATGATAAATATATCAGTAATGAAGAGATTCAAGGTGTCTACGTAGCTTTTATTTCCCTACTCTGTAGTTTCGTTGGCACTATGCACAATAATCAAAGGAAAGGCGATAAGCTACGAGATACGATTATTAAATTTATGAAGGATTATAAAGATGATGACTAAAGAAGAACTGCTAATAGAAAAGATTAACGCTATCATAGAAGAAGAATTCCCAGGCGAGTTTTTCAGCAGAGCAGACTTAATTGTCATGTTTAAAGTCTTCCTATCTCACATGCTATCTACATATGATATGCTGACTGATGAAAAAACATGTAAAAGATTGCAGGCTGCAATAGAAGATTATTTAAAGAAGGAAAAGGAAGAAGAGAATGACGCTATATCACAGTCACAGCAGTAAATTATTAGAATTGATTATCGCTCTATTGAAGGATGAATATGGCGATATAGGTACTAATAAAGAACAAACAGAAGTTATATTTATTACTCTATTGTCATTACTATCTTCAATAATAGAAACTATTAGAGATAAAGAACTATCAGATAAAATGAGACAAGAAGCTATTAAAACAATCATGGGGTATTATGAGCCAGATATCAGAAGACAAATCAATGAACTTAAAGATAATCGAGGATGCCTTTCAGAAGAGTGATGAATTTAATTCCTGTAGAGATCATTTTCACCAAGCAGCATATAATTCTTTGATTGAAGAGATACATCCATTGACAGGCGTAGCTGTGATGATGGAAGCTTGCTATCGCATGGTGTCGCATTATAACAAGCGTGTTCATCTAGGGAATGCTAAATATTTTCTATCTGACATGATTGATTATATTGAAACTAATTTCAAAGAATTCGAGATTCCGGAAGAAGAAATGAATAAGCAAATAGACAATGTTAGACTGCTTAGAGCTTTGAAGAAATTATGTGATGCTAATTGAATTATTGTATACTATAAATTTTAGTTCGCAATAAATCAAATATAGGAGACATATATATGTGTGAAGAACATAAAGAGCATAAACATAGAAAAGAAGATTGCCGATGCTGGTATTGCATGGGCGACCAAGGGCCACAAGGCGTGCAAGGCGTATCAGGACCACAAGGTATCCAAGGTGCTGACGGTATCCAAGGGCCAAGAGGACCAATGGGACCAAAAGGCATGGATTGCTCAGGAGATCATGGCCATTGTGAATGCCCTCATGCCTATGTAAAAGTTTATTCTATCGTGAATCAGGTGTTGGCTCCCTACAATCTGGGTGCTGACTACATCACATATGAAGCTGTTGGTCTTGATTCAGGAGATTTTGATATCTCTAACGCTGCTTTGTTGGGTGAAATCAAGATTCTGAAACATGGTATCTATAATATCTTTGGAAATATTCAAGCTACTCTTCAGCCTCCATTTCCACAGCCAGTTCCAGTATGGGGAATCGGTTTGTTTGTTAATGGCGTTGTGGATGCAGGTTCCTGCTCCGCTGGATTCAGCCAATCACCTGATGACCAGCTTGAGAATACAGGCATCGTTAGCCAGATTGAGCTAAATGCCGGTGATATTATCAGAGTTAGAAACATTAACATGACAAAAGGTCTTGTTATCAATGCAGTTCATGCAGAACTTGCGTTTCCTCTTACCGGTTCTAGCTTAACTATCTCTTTAGTTGAAGCATTGCCATAGTCTAATTTGAAGTATGGGAAGCGTCAGCTTCCTGTACTTCTTTCTTTCTTTATTTATATATACATAATGTTTATTGTGTTACATGGCTTGGACGTTTTTTCAGGGATCGGGGGACTTACGCTTGCATTGTCCGATTGGGCTAAACCAATTGCATATTGTGAGATCGACACATACTGTCAAGGAGTTCTCCTTAGCAGAATGGCAGATGGCCTTATTGGACATGCTCCAATCTGGGACGATATCGCATCCTTTCCAGTGGAGTCCTTTGCAGGACAAGTTGATTTCATCTACGGAGGGTTCCCATGCCAGGGATTCAGCATTGCAGGAGCTGGAAAAGGTTTGGAAGATGAGCGAAGTGGACTATTTCTACATCTCATGCGACTGTGTAGCGAAATTAAGCCGAGATTCATCTTTTTGGAGAATGTACCTGCCATTTGTACAAGGGGAGGAACGACCGTGGTTAGGCAAATTGCCTCGCTGGGGTATGACTGTCGTTGGTGCGTTATATCCGCTAGTAGCGTTGGAGCCTTGCATAAAAGAGAAAGATGGTTTCTTCTGGCCCACGCCCACGGCTCAGGATGCGAAGAACAATGCAGGACCGGCTCAGATGCGAAGGAATTCCCTTCCGTTGAATGCGATAGTGTTTGCTACTCCCACGGCAAGTCAGGCAGGGAAGCCGGTAAGGAAGCCAAGTCCGACAAGACAGCAAGGAAAACATGGGGAGGATATTCAGGACAGTATTGGCCGTATGAGTCCCGAGAACATTGGCAAGAGACTGTCAGTGGAGTTTGTCGAGTGTCTGATGGGGTACCCTATGGGTTGGACAGACTTAGGGCACTGGGTAATTCCGTGGTATATATCCAAGCGAAAAAAGCGTTCAAAATGTTAACGGGAATAGAAATCTATGAACATAAATGATCCATTTGGGATATTATTATTAGGCATAATATTAGAACAAAGAGAAACATGCGAACATTTTATAAATTATGAAATATATGATTTACTTACTAAAAGACTACAGAAGATATATTTAGAAAAGTTTGATACTCCTGAAGTAATTTATGGTGCTCATGATAATAAATTATTTATGAAATGCAGAGGAAAATATTATCATACCTATGACTGCTCAGAATGTTATAAAAAAACAATAGAAGAATTAAAAAAAACAATGAATTATCCAAATGAAGAAACTAAAATTACAAGAATCTAATTGCGATTGTGAAAGATGCTCTAGAATGTGCACATCACCTTGCTGTGGTGTGACAAAAGAAATTGAAACTCTTATCAAACTTGGGTATGCTAATCGCCTCATGCTGGATGATTGGCCTGGTGATGTAGATATCCTTAAGCCTGCAATGAAAGGTTATGAAAGTAATACTGCTCCTTGGGAAGTTCGCATGGAAGAAGGCTGCACATTCTGGAAAGAAGGTAAGTGCGAGTTGCATAACTTAGGGCTTAAGCCTATGGCCGGAAGATACGCTCATCATAGCAATAAGATAGAAGAGTATG